ACATGTGATCAGCAGGATAGCTCTTCAACTTGCTAGGCCAGAAACTTGTGTTAATAAATCTTTCTATCATTTGTAATTGCTCGTCGTTAAATGATTTTAACATCCTTTTGCCTGCGTTGCAACCTAGTAACAACCACGGACTTATTTTTCCTTGCTGTATGTGTTGTACTGCTCTATTGGTGTTGACTAATCTAAAATAGTCTGACCATTGTGCGTTCTGTTCTCCGGCCCAGTCCATCATTGTTGCAATACTTCTCTGTAGTGCGGCCTCCACGGGTTCTGATTTTAATGCTTCGATAAGATACGTTTCGTACAAGTCATCCCTCGACCAGTGATCTAATTTAATTTTTGATCTCAACACAAACTCAATATACTTCTCTGGATACAGCGGATTAATATGCATAATAAATCGACCAAACTTCACAAAGGAATTGTAGTATGGACTTTTAACAAAGTCGTCATATGTTTTTGTTTTTGAATTGTGTTGGTGTATCTGAAAGAATCTTTGGAACACCATGAATGCATTTACCACCCACTTCTCATCTCGTTGTAGGTATCTACGCTTGGGTTCGCACAAGTGTACTTGTAGGGTGCGTTCTTTGGCAAACTCCTTGCCACAGTATGTGCATTTATTTGTCGATGCCATGAGCCTCTATTAGTTCCTCTAGTTCTCTGTCTGTTATCACCTTGTCTAACGTCTCTAGGTCTGCTTCCTTCCACGTTGGATATATCTGTTGTAATTTCTTCAGACTCTTGTTTGGTACACGCTTCATCGGTTTGATCCATTGATGGAATTGCGTTGTCTCTGCTCCACACATGGCGGTCAGTATCCATAATAGTTTCTTGTGTTTGCCTAAGGTAAAACAGTGTTTGTTCACACATTCGTTCACCATCTCTATGTAGTGTTCTATGTAGAACGGATCCTTGGATGACACATTAGAAACGTATCTCATCAGCATGTAAGGTGAGTACAACGATTTCTCCTTGTCATCAATCCTGTCGAAGTAGTCCTTGTTCCTGAAGTCTACTGCTTTTAAACCGTTTCTAAGATCAAAAAATTTTCTATTTTTTTCTACCGGCATATTTTAGTGCAAACATTGTGCATTCTTTCGCTGTTACAAATGTTAATTTTAGTTTCTTGTTTTTATGTTGTAAACCTGAAAATTGGAATTTATGTTTCTTCATGAAGTCAAAGAATCTAAACATCCAGTCCTCGTCCATCCACACAGCAATCTTGTTACTGGTTATCAGGATTGGTGCATCAATTGTGATTGATTTCCTACCAAACTGAGCCATAGTCTACCTGTTCACATTGTCTCGAGATGTCCTTGACGAAGTAGGCACATATGGGTTTTGGACCATTGGTTAATGGAACTGCTAACATCTGTCCTGTTTTAATTTTAGGAAAGTACCATTTAACTTCGGTGTATATATCCACAACGTCTATTGGATAAAAATCCGGTTTAGGACTAGATAATGGATTGAATGTAAATGCATCAAACCCTCTATCATTGAGACTAGTAATTGGTAATACATGCATTTCAGATTGGCCCGCTTCGCCAATCAACATCTTCCAGTCTAAAGGCATTTTTATCTTATGCTGGCCTATTTCTAACACGGCCGCCGGTGCATTGAAACTTTCAAGGAATATTAAAGGTATGTAGAAAAAATCAGGATTGGCAGGATCTGAATTGTCTAGTACTGCAAATCTTAAATTTTCATCTACCCACTCTGGGATCTTCTCTAACTTGTATGTTCTGTTATCAAGTGTAAGGATTTTCATAATTTATCTTTTCTATATTATACGGGTAATTGGCCTCTTTGTAAAACTTTTTCCTTGCCCCTAGGTGTCTTTTTGCAAACTTACAACTACTGGTAATATCCCATATCTGTACATTGTCTTTGTCTTCGGCCTTCCTGATCCCACGTCCTATGCTCTGTATGACTCTAACAAATGATTTGCCCGGCTCTATGAGAACAAGATTAAAAATCCTAGGAATATTAATACCAACACTGGCAACTCCATATGTGGCAATAATAACTTTATTTGTTGCAGTAGATATTTCATCGTATTGCTCCTTTCTGTCTGTGTTTTTAGTTGATCCCGACACAAAGACTGCATCATCTATTTGTTCTTCTAATATCTCGCCTGCAGATATTCTGTCAACGAGTATTAACGTATTACCCGATGAGGATATGTCTTTGATTGTGTTCGCCACCCATTTCATTCTGGTCTTGTCAGTTGTTAGCCATTTCAGTTCCTCTCCATATGTTTTGAACTGTGGGTGGTCTTGTGTTTGTAAAACATTTACATGACAGTTTGCTAGTACGCCTTTGTCCTGTAATTCGCTGGCTTGTATCCTGTTTGACACATCACCTATGCTACATTTCAAACCCATGAATTCATATTCCGCTTTTGGCACAGTTCCTGTTAGTCCCCAACGTATACCACAGTGTGCAAATGGGCCAGTCAATAATCTTTTAAGTACGTCTGCTTTGGCCATGTGTACTTCATCGATTATCACTGTGTTGATGCCTTGTATTGCTTCGAGGAAATCCGTCGTGTGTTCGTCTTTGCTTTTCTTTTCAAGAACATTCAAGGACTGCCAAGTTGCTATTGTATTGAACCTGCCTAGTTCTTTCCTATCTCCGTAGTACACCCCCACATCTAAGTTACAAGCAAGGAAGTCCTCTTCGGTCTGTGTAACAAGACTTTTGTTTGGTACAATCGTCAGCGTCCTTCCATACGGTTCGACCAGTTGGCACAGTGCCGCTGTAATAATGGTCTTACCTGCGCCAGTGGCGATCTCTTGTATGCTTTGTGGATGTTCAATAAATTTGTTTATTGTTTCCACTTGATAGTCTCTTAATTCTATTGGTTGTCCTTCTGCAGGATGATTCTTGGGCCACGATATATGTGATAGATAGTTTTTATCTACTTGTTTAAATTCAAAGTTGTGCTGTTCTCTCTTATCCTCTACATCTATATACACACCACCTTCGTCCAGTATAGGTAGTATTTGGTCAACTAGGTTCAAGTAGGTTGTACCGCCCAGACCAAAGAAACTGACCTTGCCATCCCATCTGCCGAGTTTGACTGCTGGTAAATGTCTAGCATACGGTATCTCATATTTAAATTTGTTAGATAGTCTCTTACGCCATTCGAGAGATAGGTTCTCGAACTTTACATTTACTTCGTCTTTAATTACTAATTTACAACTGCTCATTTTTAAAGTTTCACTATTATATGATCATGCCAATCCCAACTACTCGGTTGGTGATCACTATAATACAACTTTTTTGGAAGATTTTCAAGCATTCTTTTTAGATTATCTGTACCTGTAGCGTAATAACCACCGCCTATCGCAACAAGTGATCCTTTTGGTTTTAGTTTACTTTTAATTAATGCTCTAGGTATTCTGTTCCTTACAAATATTATTTTGGTATTATTGTTTATAAGTTTGAATTGTTTGCTCATTTGGTGTAGCTCAAACAAGTTTTCAAAGAATTCTTGTGACCTAGTATTATTCAGCAGTGTCACTCTGTCGTTATGTTGCTTGGCATAATCTTTTTCGTACATAGGTTCCTTAATATCAAAACCCCAACTGCACTCGTTTAAGATATCTATGCCGTGTGCCTTGAATGCGTTCATCCATTCCCAGAAGTCTTTCACATCATCCTCCATGTGTATGTCACCACTAACAGGCATCATCAACGGAAAGCAATCTAGTTCTATTAATCCCTTGACTACTTCGTTCTTTGAGAATCCTTTTGAATCTATCCACAACTTGTGGTAGTGGTTGTGTGCTATCTTATGACCTATTGCAGTCTCGGCCTCTACATTGATTCCCTTGGTTGATATGTTGAAGTTCTTCAGTGAGTCTACTTGTGCTAGTGCCGGCTTACTTTTTAAGTTTTCATTCCAGTACTCTTGTAATGATTCGGGAGCATCGTTCAACACAACTTCTCCTTCGATTAGTCTTGCAGTTGGTTGACGGTGACCTATTACTTGTTTTTTGATCTCTTCGTAGTCATCCAGTAAACTATCGTCCATAAATTTGAAATCATATCTCAC